AGAAACTACAGTTCAAGGCGATACTGCTAAAACTTTTATTGGTGGTCTTATAGCTGGTGAGGGTTCTGCTGAGCTTATCTATGACCCATCTGGAAACTCAGATTATCAAGCATTTATTGATGACGTATTAGTTACAGGTGATGCTGGTGACGCATTATTTGAACTGTTCCCTGATTCTGCAACTTCAGCAAAAAAAATCAGTTTTTCTGGAATTATTACTGGTGCTGAATATGGAGCAACACTTGGAGAAACTCAATTAATAAATATTTCATTTATTACAACTGGTGCTATAACATCAGCTATTTAATACATTTAAAAAACTTCGCATTAAATTTTTTATGGCAGAAAAGAAAACCCTTGATCTTTTAAAAAACGCTTTTGACCTTAGTAAAAGACGCAGATTCGATGTTAAAGATGATGAGGGTAATGTTGTAGTCAGTTTGTATTTTAAAGCTATCACGAGGGCAGATAGGGCAAGAGCAACTCAAAGGGCTGGCAGTGATGACCCCTTAATTGTTTCTACTCATATGCTTTGTCAATTAGCAGAAAATGAAGATGGTACAAAAGCTTTTCACCCAGCAGATTTTGCTAACTTACAAAATGAATTACCAGAAAATGTTTTAAATGAAATCGAATTATTTTTATTCGGTGTAAATCAAAACGCAACTGTTGAAAACACAAAGGAATCTTAAGGGGGGATAACTGGTTAAATTTTGAGTTTTTCCTTGCAACAGAATTAGGTAAGACAGTAAGTGAATTAAGAACACAACTCACTGAGGAAGAGTTGATATTTTTTGCTGGGTACTATGAATTAAAGTATGATAGAGAAAAGAAACAGGCAGATGCTATTAAGAGAAAATCAAAGTATAGTTAAAGGAGTTATTGTTTAGTCGTGGCAGTATCAAATGTAGAACTAAGAGTAAATGCCACACAAGCCATAACAGCTTTAAAAAATGTTGATGTACAGGCAAAGAAATTCAATCAGACTGTAGGCGGTACAAGTAGCAAGTTAAAAGATGCAAATCATGGATTAAGAATATTACCAAAAGGATTTTTTGGTGCTGCAAAAGGAGCAAATGCAGCGTCTTTATCTTTTAAAACTGCGGCTGCTAGTCTTGGTGCTTTGTTAGGGCCAATAACTGCTGGTATAACTTTAGTTGCAGCTTTTGGAAAAGTATTTAGTGTTTTAGCTGAGCAAGATTTTGCAAACGCAAAAGTCAGAGCATTAGGAGTCAATGTAGAAAAATTAAATCCAGCCCTTGCATCTTTATCAAATGAACTAAGCGGTCAGGTATCAAAGCTAGATCTTTTAACTGCTTCCTATGATCTTGCCTCTGCTGGTTTTAGTGAAGTTGCAGAACTTACAGACGTTTTAAAAGCATCACAATTAGGTGCAACTGGTGGATTTTCTGATTTGGCTACTGTTGCTGACGCAACAACATCTGTCTTAAATTCCTATGGTTTAGAATCTAGTAAGGCTCAAAAAATAGTTGATGGATTTATACAAACTCAAAATGATGGTCGAATTGTTGTTGACCAATATGCACAGCAGATAGGTCGCATTGCACCAATAGCGGCTGCATCTGGTGTTTCTATAGATGAATTAAATGCTGCAATAGCGGCTGTAACTGCTACTGGTGTTCCTGTTGAATCAACTTTTGCTGGTTTAAGACAAGTAATATCTTCAATCATAAAACCTACAGGAGAAGCAGCTAAAACAGCAGAAAAACTTGGGATTGATTTTAGTGCGGCCGCTTTGCAATCTAAAGGCTTGTCAGGTGTTTTATCTGAAATAGTTGAGAAATCTGGTGGAAGTTCTGAAGAGATAGCAAAATTATTTGGAAGTGTTGAAGCATTAACAGCAATACAACCTCTTTTAAATGATGAATTAGTCAAATTCAATGAAGCATTAAAAAATCAAGCTAATGCTCAAGGAGAGGCGGCCAAAGCTGCATTTATAGCATCTAATACAATACAAGGACAACTTAAAAGATTAGGTTCAGCATTTACAAATTTGGCTGGTGAAGGGGAAGTTTTTACAGGTGTTATTAGAGAAATTCTTAAAGTTACTGCGGTAACTGTAGAGGGTATTGGTCTTGCTTTTAATGTTGTAGGTGGAATTATTAAAGGAGTTTTTGCTGCTGTTAATGAAATAGCCAAAGCTATTGCAGAGGGTCTTGGTTTAGATGCTACACAGGCTGTCTTTGATTTAGAGCAAAGTTGGATTGGAGTTAAAGAAGGTGTCATGGAGTTTTCTAATGCTGTAGTTAATGTTGGTAAAACTGTTGGCGTTGTTGTTGGAAGAATAATCAAAGCAGTTATAAGTGTTTTCAAGCAAATAACAGATTTTGTTGATAAAAATCCAGTACTTAAATTTATCTTTGGATTATCACCTCTTTCAAAATTTAAATTTAAAATAGACCAAAAAGATATAAAAGAATTGCAAAAAAATGTTGAAATTACAGGAGAGGCAACAAATAAAATTGTTAAACTAAATAGAGATAATAAACAGGTAATACAAGAAACTAAAACTGTTATTACAGACACTAAACCAGCAATTGATAATTTATTTGTAGGAACAACAAAGTTTTCAGAAAGTTTAGAAAATGTAAAAAGCGAAGCGGATCAACTAAAAGAAAAGTTTATGGAGATTGGTCAAGCTGTAGAGCAAGGAATTGTTTCAAACCTTACTGATGCTGTGATGGGAACACAGACACTTGCACAGGCAGCAGTGAATGTATTAAATCAACTAAAAAGAAAACTTGTAGAGGTTGCAATACAAAGGGCTGTTTCTGGCATAGGAAACAGAGTAGGAGGGTTTTTAGGTGGTTTGTTTGGTGGAAGAAGAAGCGGAGGCGGTGGAAGTCTTGTTGGAAATGTTGCATCTAGCTTTTTAGGTGGTGTTGCAAATCCTTTTGCAAGAGCAAATGGCGGCCCTGTTTCTGCTGGTGGTGCTTTTGTAGTTGGTGAGAAAGGCCCAGAATTATTACAGATGGGTTCAAGAGGTGGCAATATAATTCCAAATAACCAACTAGGAGGAAGTACAACTAACATTGTGAATGTTTCCGTTGATGCGTCTGGTTCTGCTGTATCAGGAAATAATCAAGATGCACAGGCTTTAGGTAATGTTATAGGGGCTGCCATTCGTGCAGAACTTATCAAAGAAAAACGTGCGGGGGGTTTATTAAGTAGGTAATGGCAACTTTTCCATCAATCCAGCCAACATATTCTGGCTTTAGAAAAACAAGTTCACCAAAGGTAAGGACAACAGCTTTAGGTGATGGCTACCAGTTTAGAGCCTTATTTGGCTTGCCTTTAACACAAGACCCTAAAGTATATGATCTTACTTTTGTAGTTTCTGAAGAGCAATCAGATATTATTGAAGCCTTTTTAAGAAGTAGGGTCAACGATCAGGCAAGTTTTGACTTTACCCCACCAGCCGAAGGGTTTACAAAAACAGGAACTTATTCACAATCATCATCTACCACTGTGACAATAACTATTTCCAATCATGGCCTTGCTATCGGTGATGTCGTAACTATTGACTATACATCTGGCTCTGCTGTTGATGGTTCTTTTGTTGTTGCTACAACGGCTGATGATAACACTTTCACTGTTACGGC